GCACATGACTCTGGAGAAAAATGAAAATCTCGCGTGAAAAAGGTAAGGGTATCAGATTTTAAAATTTACTTTAAGAAGAAATTTTTTAACACGGGCATAAAAACCCGTGTTTTTTAGCAAAAAAAGTTACGAAAAAGGCATGATTTGAGCGAAAAGAGGTGAGCAAATTGACACAAAAAGACGTAAAAATGTCGCTGATTAGACAGCTGGAACTACGTGGAATGAGTGCAGAATTCTACATGGATCTAGTGAATGATTATATATATTACTGGTCATTGAAAAAGAAACTAATAGCAGATATTAAGAGCAAAGGGTTGAGATACGAGACCGTGAACGGGAATGGAATGACGGTGGAAAAAGCGAACGAAAGCGTTGTCAATTTGCAGAAAACTACGGCCACTATGCTGAAGATCCTGGCAGATCTGAAGTTGAAAGAGCCGGTACCAGAGCCGGAGAATCCTACAGATGGTTATCTGTAAAGAGATTGATTATTATCTCAAATATGCCGAAGAGCATCCGAAATGGATAAATAAAAAGAGAAAATTGCTGATAGAAAACATCGTGAAGCCGACATTGAAGCGAAACGATGTTTTTTTTGATGAAAAAACATATAGGAACTGTCTACAGTACTGCAAAACAAATTACTACGAACTATTTCCATTCCAAAAGTTCATTTATGCCTTTGCATTTATGTATGTGGATGACATTCCAGTATTTTCAAAGTTCTTCATCAAGGAAGGACGTGGAAATGGTAAAGATGGATTCATCGTGCCGCTGGTAAATTTCTTTCAGACTCCGCTCTACGGAGTGAAAAATTACCATGTTGAAATTGTGGCGAACTCAGAGAGCCAGGTTAAGGACACATTCAAGGTAGCTTATGACATGCTACATGATAATCCAAAATTCAAGGGAAAGTTTTCGGTCACAAAGGAACTTATCACGAACCTGGCAACAGGATCGGAGATGAAATACAACACTTCGAACGCAAAGACCAAGGATGGTAAGCGAACAGGATGTCTTGTCCTGAACGAAATCCATGCCTACGAGAACTATGACCAGATCAATGTATTTGAATCCTCTTTTGGTAAGGTCAAGCATTCGAGAGAGTTTATTATCACAACAGATGGCTATGTCAGAGACGGTCCGTTGGATGAAATTTCGGCAATGTGTGCAGAAATCTTGGAGACGGGAGAGAATTTGCTAGGGTACTTCCCTTTTATTTGCGAGATTGATGACATGAAGGAAGTTGATGATCCGGAGGCATGGCATAAGGCGAATCCGTCGATGGAATATATGCCGATTCTTGCGAATCAGATCATGCATGATTATCTGGAAATGAAGAAGATTCCGTCAAAGCGTGCTGAATTTATTACAAAACGAATGGACAGATCGGCACGAAAGGAAGAGGAGACGGTCACAACATGGCAAAATGTCCTGAGAGCATGTTATGAAGGTGAGACAATGGAAGAATTGGAACGCAAGATTCCGCGGATAACATTGGACACGCGAGGACAGGCAGCAGTGATTGGCATTGACTATGCGGATGTGCGAGACTTCGCATCGGCTGGCATTCTGACCAAGACAGATGATGGAGAGTGGATATGGAGACAACACACATGGATCTGTGCAGACTCTCCGTTCATTGATTCAATCAAATTTCCGTTGCGCAATGTCGGACAAGAAGAGTTTGAGGATTTTGAAGTTGTCCAAGGTCCGGTGATTGATGTAAATATAATAGCCGACTGGTGCATGAAACAGTTCCAAGACTATGATGTGAAGAAAATAGCAATGGATACTTATCGCTACACGTTATTCAAGACGGCGTTTGAAGAAAGAGGTCTCACGATTGAGGATAAGAAGAACCCACATGGCATTGTTCGGCTGGTTAGAAAGATAACGTCAGCAACAGGAATTATTGCTCCGTTTATTCAGTCTATGTTCTCACAGGGGATGATCAACTTCGGACCATCAGCAATCATGCGGTGGTACACGAATAACACAAGCGTGAGCGAGGATAAGTTTGGAAATAAAAATTTCGGCAAGATAGAACCGAAATTGAGAAAAAATGATGGATTTATGGCCTTCGATGTGGCTATGTTCTGCAAGGATGAGCTGGAAATTCAGATAATCTATGTTTAATAGGAGAAGAAGAAAATGTTTGATTTTTTATTCCAAGACAGGAACAAAGAAATACAGTCTTTGGCAGAAATCATTGCAGTTGACATGGAAAAGCTGAATCTTTCAAAGCTTGCCATCGAGAAAGCAATTATGATGATCGCCAAGGCAATAGCGAAGTCTGACATACTGATCCAGACGGAGAGCAAAGAAAAAAACAAGAAAGAATACAGGCTAAACGTACAGCCCAATGACCACGAATGTGGGACAGTGTTCTGGACGGAAGTGGTTAAGCAGCTGCTAACAGAACAAGAAGCTCTGATTATTCCGCTAAATGGTAAATATTACAGAGCGACATCATGGTCACACACGAATGAAGTGATGCTGAAGCGAGTTTACAAAGATGTGATGTTAAGCTGCGGAGGTGAAAATCTTACAATTTTCAGCACATTTCAATCTGATGAAGTGATTCATCTAAGATATGACAATGCAAGGATTCGATTGTACTTACAGAATGTAGTAGGGCAATTTGATAAGACGATGGATTCCATTAATGCAATGATGCAGCTGTCCAGCCAACCAAGATTCAAATTGAAGCTTGGAACGAATGCATTATCATTCAGAGAAAAGCAAGCAGATGGTACAGACAAGGTAATGACAAAAGACCAGTATGTTTTAAAAATTAAAAAACTACTGACGTCAGATGCCCTTGAAGTTTTAACAGAACAAGAGAATGCATCCGTGGAACAGCTACAAATAAATACAGCAGTGAAAGCTGAAGAACTGGCAAAGATGGCTTTGCAGATCAATAACGAGGTGGCAAATGCTTTCGATATTCCAGAGGCTGTGTTTAATGGCAATATCACAGAAAAATCAGACGCAACAAATGAATTTATCACATATGCTGTCAGTCCGATAGCAGAAGTGATAAATGATACTTTGACAGCTTATGTTGTCGGAGAGGATGATTACTGCGGCAAAAACGAGAAAGTCATGGTATGGCTTGCGCGCTTTAAACATGTTGATGTTGTGGATAGCGCAGTAAATCTTGATAAACTCAGAGGAATTGGATTCCATCTCGATGAAATCAGAGAGATGGTCGGATATCCGTTACTCAATACAGAATTCAGTACAGAGCGAGCTCTGACAAAGAATTACGGAGGGGAGGGAAACAGTAATGCGGCACAAGAAACCTGATTCATAGGAGGTGATCCAATTATCTCGGAGCTGTCCGTTAAACAGTAATACAAAAGAAAGGAAAATAACATGGAAGCAAAGAAGTATTATTTTTTGGAGTCAAAAAATAATGTAGCAGATCTGTATATCTTTGGGGATATCACATCATGGCCGTGGAGCGAGAGTGATGTATCGGCCAGCGGAATTGTGAAGGAACTACAGAGCCTTGAAGCATCAGAAATTAATGTGCATATTAACAGCTATGGTGGCGAAGTTGCTGAAGGACTGGCAATCTATAATACGCTGAAAAACAGCGACATGAAGGTTACTACAGTCTGTGATGGATTTGCGTGTTCTGCAGCATCGGTCATTTTTATGGCAGGAGATGAGCGCGTGATCAATGAAGCCTCATTGCTGATGATTCACAATGCGTGGACATATACAAGCGGAAACGCTGAAGAGCTAAGGAAGGCAGCAGAAGATCTTGACAAGATTACTCAGGCATCAGTCAATGCTTATATGAGCAGGGTATCCATCTCGGAGGACAAAGTGAGAGAACTTATGGACAATGAGTCATGGATCACAGCGGATGAGGCTGTAGAATATGGATTTGCAACAAAGACAGAGAAAAATGATGATGATGGAATTAAGCAATCAGCTTTCGGAATCATTAGAAATGCTGTCACCAAAACAGAAATTGCACCGGTGCAACAGGCAGAGCTAGTTGTAGATGCACACGCACTTGCAGAAGAAGTGGCAAACAAACTGAGCACAATGTTTGAAACATTGCAGACACCGAAACAGAAACACAAAGATAGTACCGGCTGGGGTATTTTTTTTGAAGGAGGAAATAAAGAATGAGAATTGAAGATTTAAGCCAGGAAGTCAAAGATAAAGTAAAGCAGCTTCTTGATAGCGCTCCGGCAGAGGAGAAAGCAGAAGCAATCATGCAGTCAATCGAAATGATCAATGAAGCAGCACACGCTGATCTGATTCAGCAGGTAGTAGCAGAGGCAGAAAGAGCAAGCAGAGATGCTGAGTACAAGAGCAAACTCGGACTTAGAAACCTTTCGCAGGAAGAGAAGAAATTCTACGAGAACTTTAAGGACATCAAGCAGGCGTTCACAGCAAACCAGATCGACATCATTCCGACAGAGATTATTGATCGTACACTGGATGATGTTAAGAAAGCATCGCCAATCCTGAAGCTGGTGAACATGGCTCCTGCAAATGTGAAAAAGTGGATCGTAGCATCTCATTCAGGTGCAGCGGTTTGGGGGCCTCTTACGGACGCTATCAAAGGCGAACTTTCAGCAGAGGTAACAGCTCTGAATATTGACCTTCACAAGCTCACAGCTTACCTTGTTATTCCAAAATCAATCAGAGAGCTGTCTATGGAATTCGTTGACAGATATTTCATGGCTATTCTGTCTGAGGCCATGCAGGACGGACTTGTAAAAGGATACCTCGATGGAGATGGAAAGACAGGTCCAATCGGAATCTTTCGTCAGATTGGAAGCGTAGAGTCAGCCGGAACAAATAAAGCAAAAACTGTTCTCACTACGGTTACAAAATTCTCTCCGAAGGGACTTGCTCCGGTGAGAAAAACTCTTACTAATGATGGAAAACGTGTGGTTGATAAGCTCTATCTTATCTGCAATCCGTCAGACGAAGCAGAATATGTGGATCCGTGTATGTACGGAGAGGCTCTGACAGGCGGATATGTCAACAAGTCATTCATTGACATCGAAAAAATTGTTGATGCTAACTGCCCAAAAGGAAAGGCTGCATTTACAATCGCCGGATACTACACAATGGGAACAGCAGGAGTTCGCGTTGACGAGTATGATCAGACAAAAGCGATTGAGGATGCAGACCTTATCGTAGCTAAATGCCATGCAAACGGTAGAGCTGTGGATGACAATGTTGCAGTTATTTTTGACGTAACAAAACTTGAGGAGTATGTTCTCCCAGTAACACAGGTAACGGTGCCAAAGCAGTAAGGGATAAGATATGAGTAATGAAGAATTAGCCACGCTGGTAGATGAAGTACTCAAAGAGTTCCAGATTCCTCCTTACTATGATGACGATCAATTGATCAATCTCATCAAAGAAGGAGAGTATACAGTCGGGAGATTGAATCCCGGCTGTAGTATAACGACAGATCTCACATATAGGATGCTGTTGAAAAATTATGTATATTATGCTTACCACCACAGAGTTAGCGAATTCATGAATAATTATTCAAGCGTGATTCTTACGTGGCAAATGGAGACGGAGGTGAGTGCGAATGGCAATGCCTGAGTATGTAGACGGAGTCCTTGAGATTCGTAGGATAGTAAACGATGAATCAGAGGACTATCCGGAAGAAAAACTTGAACGCATTGGATTGAAAGTGTGGTATCGAGAACTTTCGGTGTATGACACCACCAGAGCAAAGCTTTCAGCGGATAGCGTGGAAGTGACCATGAAGCTCGCAATACCACGATTTAAAGGTGTGGATAGTAAGTGCGTCTGCATCATTGACGGAGAACAACATGAGGTCTACAACGTAGCACATACCACCACAAAAGACGGTTTCAGGGAGTCAGAATTGACATTGAAGACACCGGCATATGAAAGAGAGGTAATCAATGACACAGAAAGAATTAAGTGAGATTCTGCACGATATAGGCTGTCCTGTTAACGAGGGAGTCAGTAGTCTCAAAAATGAAAAAGTATTTCCGAGAATTGATTACTGGGAAATCATGTGGGAAGATGCAATGGCATCTGGTGATGATTATGAGAATGAAATTACATGGCAGATTAGTTTTTACGCAAAGAAACCTCGTAATCCAAAGTTAATCGAACTGAAAAAACGTCTGAATGAGCTTGGCTACCATCCGGCCATAGCTCATGAATTTGTCACAGAAGATAAAGTGTGGCATTCTTATTTCTCCATCACAACTGACGGAGCGATTGAATGAGCAAGGAAATAGAATTCATTGATTCAGGACTAAGCGAATTTGAAGACTTGATAAAAGAATATGCAGAAAAAGTGTCTGATGATAAGGCACTGGATGCGGTCGAGGTAGGAGCTGAGGAGTTTGTAAAAGATCTTCTCAGACTGCCAAAACCTCGAAGCCAAATTAACAAACCTGGATATACTCATATTGTCAACACATTCGCAGCGGAACGAACAGATAAAAGTGTATCTGTTGGATGGGGCAAATACTACGGTCCAATGCTTGAGCATGGAACCAGGAAGATGGCAGCAAGGGCACACTTGAAGCCACTCTTTGAAAGAAACAAAGAAAAATACTACAAGAAGATGACAGAGAGCATCTTCGATTAGGAGGTTGACTAATGTCTATTAATACAAAAAAACCGGCCATGAAACAGACAGTCGGAGCGCAGTACATGTGTTTTGCTGATGCAACAGAGGGCAAAGAGTATGATGGCACTTACGAGGCTGATGTTGAGAAGACAGAAGTCGTTAAGAGCGTAAAGGTAACTGAGAACTCCGAGACAAGTGATGTGTATGCATCCGGAAAAATCTATGATTCAGATTCACCGATGTCCAGCATCGACATTGAGGTATCTGTGATCGCATTCCCGGACGATACAATATCCAAAATGCGCGGAGAGACAAAAGGAACAGGAGGACTTATCCTTGCCGGTGGAAAGAGCGAAAGACCATTCTTCGCTTATGGCAAGGTTGTAAAACTGAAAAACGGAAAATCTCGTTATGAGTGGTTTCCAAAATGCAAGCTTGTTGAGAACTCCGATGATATTGCAACATCTGAAGAAAAAGCAAGTGAGCAGACCGACACGATCAAGATTAGAGCATATCCGTTTGACGCAGAAGGAAACATCGTGAGCAAGGTCACAGAGTCCACGGCACCAGCAGGACTTACAGAAGAGAAGTTCTTCACAAAACCGATTCTGACGGATGCAGACCTTACAACAGCGGTGGGAGCGTGAAAGGAACAGGTGGCACATGAATGCAGGTAAAATCATAAAGCTTACAGATGGGACAACCATTGAAGCAAAAATGAATTTTGGAACAATCTTTTATCTTGATCAGATAGGTGGCTCGAAGCTCGGACGGAGAATTGACAAACTTGAAAAGATTGGAAAAGCAACTGACAGCGATAAAATGAATTTTGCAGCGAAGCTTATCTATGCAATGGTAAGAAGCAATGGGAGAAAAGTGACATTTGATGAAGCACTTCAGCTTGTGCCACCGGATCCAACAGAACTTCTTGAAGTTGTAGAGGCTTATCAGAAAGAAGTTGACAAAATTAAAAAAAAAGAGGAATCGAAAGCACAGATGAAAGCATTCAGCTCGAGATAAATTGGGCTGAATATATGGTTGATGCGAGAGAGATGGGAATGACAGAGGACGAGTTCTTCCATTCATGTCCCGTCTTTTTTTGCGAACAATATGAGATATTCTGTGAGAAGAAAGCGAGGAAGGTGAGGACGTTATATGGCGGATGAACTGAAGAGAGTTGGATTAGTGTTTAAGGCAGATGGTGCAGCAGACTTTCAAAAGACGATGCAGCAGGTAAATACAGCCGTTCAGGAAAATAGTAATTCGTTTAAACTTGCAAAAGCGGCATGGGATGACAGCACTACTGCAGTTGAAAAGTTAAAAGACCGTCAGGAATATCTGGCAAAACAGACGGACGTTTATTCTGATAAAGTGGAAATTCTGAAGCGTGAGCTTGAAGAAATGGAATCTGCAGAAAACAGAAATGAGGATGCAATCCGAAAGAAGCAGAACCAGCTTACAAGCGCACAGATTAGTTTGACAAAATATCAGAAAGGCCTTGCTGAAGTAACAGAAGAACTTGAGAGCGGTGCAGCAGAAAGTAAGGAACAAATCAGGAAATTATCTGATGAAATTGCAGAGTCTACAGATAAAATTAAGGCGAATGAGATTGAAATTGAAGCTCTTAAAGCGAAATATGACGATCATACAAAGTCGATTGTAAAATATAAAGATGAACAGAAGTATCTTTCAAATCAAACAGAGAATTATGAAAGAATACTTGAATCATTAAAAAAACAATTGGATATTCTTGAATCTGCTGAAAATAAAGATGAAAAAGCAATTCAGGACAAAAAGAATGAGATAAATGAAACTACTACAAAACTCAATGGTTACAAAAGCAAACTGGAAGATGTTGAGAAAAAGCTGAAAACCGGAGCAGCCGCAACGGAAGGTTATGCTGAAAAAGTACAGGCTTTTGGAAATAAAGCAAAAGAGACAGGAGATAAGTTTAGTGGAATATCAACGGCGGCAGCAGGCATAGTAGCGGCAACAGCAGCTACAGTACCTGCAACAGCAGAATATCGTAAAATTATGGGCTCGCTTGAGGTGTCAAGTCAAAATGCAGGGTACACAGCAGAACAAACAGCGGAAAGTTATAGAACCTTATATGGTGTGCTTGCAGATGATCAGACAGCTGCAACAACTACGGCCAATCTTCAGGCGTTGGGCTTATCACAAGAAGAATTAAGTACGATAATTGAGGGGACGATTGGTGCATGGGCAACTTACGGGGATAGTATTCCCATTGATGGACTTGCAGAATCAATCAATGAGACTGTGAAAACAAGTACTGTTACTGGGACTTTTGCGGATATGCTCAATTGGGCGGGAACTTCAGAGGATGCATTTAATGAAAAACTTGCAGCTTGCGGAAGCGAAAGTGAGAGAGTAAACCTGGTCATGCAGGAAATGGCGAATCAAGGTCTCGTAGATGCAGGAAAAAAATGGCAGGAAAACAATAAGAATTTGGTAGACGGAAATAAGGCAACAGCAGATTTCCAACAGGCAACAGCTGAGCTTGCGGATACAGTTGCACCGCTGATTACCAAAATTACGGAATTGATTGCCGGATTGATTGGAGAGTTTAATCAGCTCTCCCCGGAAGGACAGAGATTGATTGCCGGATGTGTATTGGTAGTGGCAGCAATAGCTCCAATTCTTTCAGGAATCGGGAATATTGCGATGGGAATACAAACCTTGATTCCGTTGATTTCAAATCTATGGACCGTGCTTGGACCAATGGGAATTGTCGTGATAATTGGTTTGATTATCCTTTTATACAATAAATGTGAATGGTTTAGAAATGAAGTTAATGCAATATTTGGCGGCATTGCAGATTTTATTAAAGGTGTAATTAATAAAATCAAGGGATTTTTCAACTTTGAATGGAAACTTCCCAAAATTAAACTTCCACATTTCAAGGCGAGTGGAGAATGGTCGCTTGTTCCACCAAAAGTTCCAAAGTTTTCGGTTGACTGGTATGCAAACGGCGGTATCTTGAACAGCCCAACTATTTTCGGCATGAACGGAGATAGAGCAATGGGCGGTGGAGAAGCAGGAGCAGAGGCAGTTCTTCCAATCGACTTGCTGAAGACATATATCCGTGATGAGATGCAGGCAAATAACGCAGCACTTGCTCAATTAATTGCAGAAGCACTGTCAGAACTTACGTTCGTGATTGAAAATAACATTGCGCTTGGAGACAAGAAGCTTGCTGAGATCCTTACGGATGCGGTGATTAAGAAGATGTCTCAGAACATTAAGTGGAAGAGAGGAGCCGCGGGAGCATGATGGAAGTAGAATACAACGGAATATCAGGCTCAAGCATGGAGATCTATGCGAAAGAGCTTCCTTCAATGCCAACAGCAGTAAGAAAAGAATCTTCGATAGAAATACCGGGGAGTGATGGAACCATGTATCTGCTGGATGGGGGCTACGAATCAACAGAGATTAAGATATCATTCAATTTTATAGGAAAGAGTGAAGATTGGGAGAATCGTCTTGGAAAAGCACGAAAGTGGCTGTCGGGAAGAAATAAGAAGCTAAGACTTGGGACAGATCCAGGACATTTTTACAAAATCCTGAAAGTTCAGATGGATGAAGCAGAGCATACAAGTGAGAGAATCTGCAATTTTACAGCAATCTTCACAACAAAGGATGGTCTGCGGTATCTGGACAAGGGACAGCATCCTCATTCGGCGGAAGAAGTGAAGAGGAATCCATATGAGATATCTTACCCAACTTACAGAATCTATGGAGAAGGAAGATGCAGCCTGATAGTTAATGGAAAGAGAATGGAAGCTGATGTCGGGCAGAATCTGACGATTGATACAGACAGAAAGCTGGCTTACCGCGAAGATGGAACACTGAGCAATACAGCGGTATTTGGAGATTATGACGATCTTGTGCTACAGGAAGGAATGAATGACATAGCAATCACAGATGGATTCGAGCTGGAAGTGATTCCAAACTGGAGGTGCTTATGATTCAGATATACAGACAGGATAATATAGATTATAGACATAATGGAGATATGACACTGCTTCCGGAAGAAGCCATTATTCATGTCATCCTCAATGGAGAATGGACAGCGAATATAGAACATCCGATTGACCTAGAAGGAAGATGGAAGTACATTGAGGAAAATGCAGTAGTGAAAATGCCATCTTTTAATGGGATCCAACTATTTCGGATAAGAAGCAAAGAAAAGAAAGATTCGGGGGTAAGTGCAGAACTTACTCCTATTTTTATGGATGCTAAAGAAGATTGTTTCCTGGTAGATGTCAGGCCAACAAACAAAAGTGGACAGGAGGCTCTGGACATTATGACAGAGAAAACTCCGCAATATCAGGCAAAATCGGACATCAAGAAGGTATCAACAGCCTATTATCAGACGATGAACCTGATAGAGGCAATCAATGGAAGTGATGATAATGCATTTGTTTCCAAATGGGGCGGGGAAATCCTGTATGATAATTATCAAGTGATCATCAATGAAAAAGCAGGAGGAGACTATGGTGTACAGGTGATGTATGGAAAAAACATAGTTAAGGATGGCTTTTCAGAGATGGTAGACATGAGTGAAGTTGCTACAAGGATTGTTCCAAAATCTTACAATGGATATATGATCGAGGGAGACACACCGTGGGTGGACTCACCTCTGATTGAAAAATATCCGACAATACATTACAGAACAATGAAGTTCGAGGATGTGAAAATGCGTGAAGATGCGCAGGAGAATGACGAAGAGAACGGAGTGACAATATGTGAAACGCAGAAACAGCTAGAGGAAGCGTTGAAAAAGAAATGCCAGGAACAATATGACGAAGGTGTGGATAAGCCGAAAGTAAGCATTGAAGCAGACATGGAGCTTCTGCAGAATACAGAACTATACGAAGATGTAAAAAGCCTGGAAATGGTATCACTAGGAGATACCGTGCACTGTAATCACTCAAAACTTGGAATTAAGTCAGATGCAAGAGTGATTGAGTTGGAATGGGATGCGGTTAGGAACAAGCTGACATTTGTGAAATTAGGAGAGTTTCAATACAATTTTCTGGACGATGCTTCTTCTGTAATGAGCCGGGTTGACCAGTCAATCCGTTCAGATGGAACTGTGATCGGGCAGCAGATCCAAGGAACCATCAATGGCGTTAGGGCTCAGATGAAAGCACAGTCTACGGTCGCAAAAAAGCAGACGGTAAGGTCAATTCTTTTTGAAGATCTTGATCCGAAGTCTGAAACGTTTGGTGCTATGTGTCTTGGAACGCTTGGTTTTGAAATTGCTGGAGAACGCACAGCTGATGGAAGGGACTGGAAGTGGAGCACTTTCGGAACAGGAAAAGGATTCTATGCAGATTTTATCGTTGCCGGGACGATGCTTGCTGACCGAATCAAGGGTGGAACACTGGAACTTGGTGGCGAGGATAACGGAAACGGTATTGCAAGAGTGATGGATGCAACTGGAAAAGAAATCGTCCGTCTTGACAAGAATGGAGTCTATGCTATTGGAAGTTATGTGTGTGAGAATGTTGGTGGATTGAACAGAAGAACAGAAATAAAATCCGGTTCAATTATGTTTTCCAAGAGAGATAAAAGCAATCCTATATTCATAGAGAGGTCAGGAGATGCAATTGTGGTTCGATACGGAGGAACATTTGAAGATGCAACAGGTTCACATACGCTGATGAGAATATTTAGTGATGCGATATATTTCGACACTGATAAAATCGGACCCGGAGGATTGCCAGGAAAGACAGGAAGAGCCGTGTTTTCAGACGGGACATATATGGACTTTGAAAACGGATTTCTTATGGGAGGAACAACGAAAGAGGGTGAAATCTGATGTCTTGGACGATAAGCAACAATTATTTGACAGAGGCTCAGATGCAAGGAAACGCACTGGAAGTATGGAAGTACTTCTCGGGCAAAGGCTGGACCCTGAACGCGATTGGCGGTATCCTCGGCAATATGGAGAAAGAATCCAACATCAATCCAGGACTGTGGCAGAGCCTGAAAGAAGGAAATTACAGTGGAGGATACGGACTTGTCCAGTGGACACCGGCTACAAATTACACAGACTGGGCGAACTCAAACGAGTACGATATCACGGATCCTAATGGTCAGCTCTATTGGATTGATGCACTGTCAGCATCGAAAGGTCAGTGGATTTCCACCAGTGCTTATAGAATGACTTGGAAACAGTTCAAGAGCAGTTCAGAGTCTCCGGAATACTTGGCCAGTGCCTTCCTGAAGAACTTCGAGCGTGCCGGTGTAGAGGTTGAATCCGAAAGACGGAGCTGCGCAAGAAAGTGGTATGACTACTTGCAGAAATACGATGCCGAGAGTCAGGTTATTGAAAAGGCAGTGGAATGGGCAATATCGATTGCGAACGATAACAGTCATGGATACGATCAGGCGCACAGAGACGGACCAGATTACGATTGTTCCTCATTAATCTGCTGGGCATACTACAATGCAGGGCTGAATACGAGGCCAGGATACACACCGGCAACAGGAAGCATGTATGATGTGTTTCTGGCAGCAGGTTTCGAGGATGTGACTTCACAGGTCAATCTGTCTACAGGATCAGGACTGATCCGGGGAGATGTCCTGCTGAAACCAGGAAGCCATACAGAAATGTCGATTGGAAATGGACAGCTAGTAGCAGCTTCGCAAAATGAGTTCGGTGGAATCACCGGAGGACAGACGGGGGATCAGACAGGAAAAGAGATTCATGTGCATGGATATTATAACTTTCCGTGGAAGTATGTGCTGAGATATCCAGGAGGCGGAGTTGCACCGGTGCAAGGGTTGTATATCGTCAGATGGATTCCTGGATAAGGAGGTGAGAAAAGTGAACTATATAGAACGAGATGTCTATGTGCTGGAGAACAGGATTAAGGAAAAGATTGATTATGTAAGAGGGACGAATGCTCTCCCAATCTATTTCCATTTCCGGGATTATGAGATTCCGGAAGGGGCAACGGCAAAAGCATTCGTGTTGAAGCCGTCAAAAAAAGCAACATATAATGTATGCCCGATCATTGAGAATACCGTGAGGGTGATTGTGAAAGACCAGACATTCGCAGAACTTGGAAAAAGTGTGCTTCAGATTGTACTCACAATGGATGAGGAGACGCTTGTAACATTCGATCAGCCGATAGAAGTACATCGGAATTTCAGTGAAGGAGATGTTTCGGAAAGCGAGAATGAAGCTGGATGGATGAACAACTTCATAAAAGGCATGGAAGAAGCTACAAAGCATGCTGAGAATGCTGCAAAGACAGCGGAAGAGATTAGTGAGACACTAACAAAAAAGCTACAAAATGGAGATTTCCGAGGAGCAACCGGAGCAACTGGCCCGCAGGGCAAACAGGGGATTCAGGGAGAACCAGGAAAAGACGGAGAAAAGGGTCCAAGAGGTGATACCGGACCAGTTGGACCACAAGGGCCGGCAGGAAAAGATGCGAATGCAGTGATTACATCATTGAACCAGGGAGTATTTGCAATGTCGGTAGAATCAGGACATCTTATCCTGACATACGACTCATACGATACAGCCCCACCGTTGAAAATTGTGGATGGAAGATTGAAATATGTATTGGAGGAGGTGACAGCATGATAAGAGTATATTTCGAAGAGGGAGAAAAAGAAAAGACTGCATACGGATTGACACAATGGGATTATGGACAGAAACTGCAGATTCAGGGACTTAACCTACCATCTGAACAAGAGGCTGTAGAAGTCCATTTCTCATATTGGCGCGGATGTAGGCCGGCGAAAATTATTGAAGCAACTGTGATATGTGACAAGATTATAGCAGATATTCCAAATGATTTCTTGACGGAAGGAGAAGATATAGATGCTTATATCTATATATCAAGTTCAGAGGAAGGAAAAACCATTGGGAGAGTAAGACTTCCGGTAATCAAGAGAAAAAAACCAATTGACTACAACGCATCAAATGAAAACCAAGTGTTAAAACAGGTATTAGAATCTCTACAAACAAAAGCCGACAATATCACCATCACAGATGGCAATCTGCAGCTTATGTCTCAAGGCCAACCGGTAGGAGATAAGGTAAGACTGAATACATCCGGAGGAAATGAGATTGAGATCCGGAACAATGGTACAGATCTGCAATGGAGATATACAAATCAAAATGACTGGAATGATCTTGTTCCATTGGAAGATCTGAAAGGAAAAGATGGAAAACCACCGGAATTTGAAGTACGAGATGGACATCTGATCGCAATATATTTATAGGATAGAAAGCACTGGCTTCGGCGGGTGCTTTTTATTATAAAACAATTTTTTAAAAGAAAGGAAGGAAAAAACATGGCAAGAGAGGTAGATTTAGGATCAATTATCGGACCACAGGGGCCACAGGGAGAAAAAGGAGCAACTGGAGCAACAGGCCCAAAGGGACCACAGGGCGAAACAGGACCGACAGGCAAATCAGCGTATCAGATATGGCTTGCACAGTCTGGAAATGCAGGAAAAACAGAAGCACAGTATATCGCTTCCCTAAAAGGCGCAAAGGGAGATACCGGAGCGACAGGCCCACAGGGACCAACCGGAGCAACCGGAGCGACTGGACCACAGGGAGAAAAAGGAGCAACTGGAGCGACAGGTCCACAGGGACCAACCGGGGCAAAAGGAGATAAGGGAGATCCGTTCGCAATCGCAAAAACGTTCGCCTCCGTGTCAGCAATGAATTCTGGATTCTCCTCAGATGGAGTGAAAGAAGGACAGTTCGTCATGATCGACACAGGAAATGTCAATGATGTCGATAATGCGAAACTCTATATAAAAGGAAAGACAGCATATACCTATATCACAGATCTTTCAGGTGCTACTGGAATGACAGGCCCACAGGGACAAAAAGGAGATACAGGGGCTAAGGGAGCAACCGGAGACAAGGGAGCAACTGGAACACGTGGCAGCAGATGGAACGCAGGAACAGCAATCACGGGAACAAGTACAACAGCAACAGTATTTTCGGGTTCAGGAATTACAGATGCATTAGTGAATGATATGTATCTGAACACATCTACTGGGTATACATATAGATGTACAGTAGGTGGAGCAGCGTCAGCAGCTAAGTGGGTATATACAGGAAGCCTGAAAGGAAATACGGGAGCAAAAGGAGATACAGGTGCAACCGGAGCGACAGGCCCACAGGGTGCAACTGGAGCGACAGGAGCAACCGGTAAGGATGGACAGACTCCGACATTCAAGATCAGCGAAGGACACTTGATCGCAGTATACGAAAGCTAGGAGGAATATACAATGGCAGCAAGACAGATTGATCTAGGACAGGTGGTTGGACCTACTGGACCAACCGGAACCAGAGGAAGCCGCTGGACACAGGGAACGGCAATCACGGGAACAAGCACAACGGCAACAGTATTTTCCAGTTCAGGAATCACAGATGCCATTATGAACGACAATTACCTGAACACAGCAACGGGAAATACATATAGATGTACTGTAGGAGGAGCAGCTTCTGTGGCTAAGTGGGTATATACAGGAAATCTGAAAGGTCCACAGGGTGCAAAAGGAGCAACAGGCTCACAAGGACCAACTGGAGCAACTGGGCCAACCGGAGCAACAGGACCGAAAGGGGACACGGGACCGACAGGCCCGACAGGTCCTCAGGGTCCAACAGGAAAAGTAGATGCTAATACACAGGTAGCGTTCACAAAGGCATCAACGAGGGAAAATATAGCAAGCAATGAGAAGATGTCAACTATTCTCGGAAAGATCGCAAAGTACTTCGCAGATCTGGGAACATCCGCATTCGGAGCAGTGGCGAATAATTTGACAACTTCAGCAGCAGGAAGTTCTGTGTTGGATGCTTATCAGGGAAAAGTACTGGATGGAAAGAAACTGAACACTGCAAATGTGATTAATAATCTGCTTACGACAGAGGCCGGGTATGCGCTTGATGCACGACAGGGGAAGAAGATTGAGGATCAGATTACTGAATTAAATGGCAAATTGAATCGAAAAATCACTTATGACGAAACAGAGACAGGGGAAATAGTAGTTGGGAAAAAGATCTATTCCAAATCTATATGGCAAACTCATCTTCCAAGTAACGGAACAGAATTATTCGATCTCAACTTACCGTCAGATACCTATTATGCCTGGATTGACAGCGGAAATAGTTATATATATAAAGCCGGATACTCTGACATTTTTCCGATTCCGTATATAAATCCACGGGACGGCAGCTGGGCAAACTGTGTTGGAATAAAAATCAATGCAGGAAAATTGGCAATATTTACGTCAACTGATTGGACAGGATACGGATTCTTTGTAACAATAAAATACACAAAGAAGTGATATTATAAGCGAATGATAATGGCAGGGCACTCCAAGCCGGAAACAACGATAAGATATTGTACAGTTGATCAAGAAGCTGTTAAATATCACCACAAAAAATATTTAAGAGCATAGCGAAAAATAAATAGAATCTGAAAAACACTTGGCATAGGTCGGGTGTTATTTGCACGCAAATTTTTATAAAATGATGTGGAATCCTTATCATATGATTTGCCATTTAATTAAGGATTCCACTAGAAAGGAAAACAAATGAACATACTTTTTCTTAATCAAGAAGAACCAGTGATGGGAACTGTAACAGTTCAAGATCTCCATCACGTGAAAATCGAGGGTGTATTGCAGAATCTGTCGGGATTTCATCTCGTGACAAATGATGGACAGGTTTATGGAAAATACGAAACATATACTACATTGTATAAAACTGTGGAAGACGGATACATTCTGTCAGATGATGGAAGTGTATATGTAGAGCCGGATCCAGAGCCAGAACCGGAGCCATATGTTCCAACATTAGAAGAGATCCAGGAAGCGAAAGTAAATGAGATGAATGCAGCGCAGCAGGCTGTGATAGCGGAAGGTGTGGATGTGGTGCTTACAGATGGAAGTACGGAGCATTTCACATTAACGGAGAGAGATCAGACGAGCCTTGTAGGATTGCAGGGACAAGTGGCAGCAGGAGAGCAGAACATTCCGTGGCATACTTCAGATGAAGAGGAACATTGTAAGTTCTATAGCAATGCGGATATGGCTAAAATTACTGCAACGGCAATGGAATATGTAACATGGCACGTTACGTATTTCAGAGATTTGAGAATCTATATCAGAGCATTGACAGAAATCGAAGAAGTAGAAAAGGTAACTTATGGAATGACTATTCCGGAAGAATATCAATCAGAGCCATTGAAAAAAATGATTGCGGCTCAAAACGTATGAAATGGGTAAGACCGCTGATTCTATTTGGAATTGGCGGAACCCTCTATGTATTGATTGAACTGATCGCCAGAGGTAGAAGCCACTGGACAATGTTCTTCGTGGGGGGATTAGCATTCTATCTGATTGGATGTATCAATGAGCATAAGAAAAAAGAGATTCTGATGCGGTGGCAGATGGCAGCAGGAGCAGGAATTATAACAGGGCTCGAACTGATTTCCGGGATTATAGTAAATATCATATTGGACTGGAATGTATGGGACTACAGCAATCTTCCAGGAAATCTGCTTGGACAGATTTGTCCGCAATTTACGGTATTGTGGTTCTTCCTGTCGACTGTAGCCGTCTATCTAGATGATTGGATAAGATACTTGCTGTGGGGAGAAAAACGGCCAAAATATAAATTTTAGAAAGGAAGGATTGAAATGATGGATAAGATTATCACATTGCTGTCAAGCAATTCATTTGTAAAAATTTTGCTGATAGCGGTTGCTTTAGATACGATACTTGGTGTACTCAGAGCAATTAAAGAACACAAATTCAACAGCTGCGTAGGAATCGACGGAGCAATTCGGAAAGCAGGAATGCTCCTGTCAGTAGGATTCCTTATGGCAACGGACGTGATTATGCATATTAATGTATTAAGCATGGTACCTGAGGAATATGTACAGATTCTTGGAATTGATAAGATGGGAATCTGCGAATTTTTCAGTCTATTATTCATATTGTACGAACTGGTTAGCATCCTCAAGAATATGACATTATGCGGACTTCCAGTACCAACCAAAATCAAGAAATGGATTCAGAAATTCCTCGATGATATGACAGAAGAGCTTCCGAAAGAAGCAGTTCAGGAATTGCACCAGTGCAAGAAAGGAGAAGAATCATGACAGAACAGACAATTAAAGAAACAATTAAGAGTTTCGCTTACGGACTTTCAGCAAAAGAAATCTCCGACAACGAAGGAACATCACTTGAAGTTATGGAGAAGTTTGCAGAGGAACACGCTGCGGAGATTGAGCAGAAGAAAGCAGAGCTGAAAGAAGGTGGCTGGTATGAGTAAGTTAATCATTGATGTTAGCTATCATAATGGAGTGATAAATTGGGAAAAAGTAAAAGCATCCGGTTGTGCCGGAGCTATTCTTAGATGCGGATATGGAGATGATATCACATTACAGGATGATAAGCAGTGGATTCGTAACCTTACTGAGTGCGAAAGACTTGGTATTCCGGTTGGAGTCTACTTATACAGCTATGCAACTTGTGACAGACAGGCACAGAGTGAACTTGACCATATCTTGAGATTAATCAAAGGTCATACATTCCGGTTACCAATTTTCATTGATGTAGAAGAGCCAGGAACACAGAACTATGCTCCTAGATGCTGTGAGATTGTATGCGAAGGACTTAAGGCGAATGGATATACTCCGGGAATCTACGCTTCACTGAGTTGGTTTAGCAACCATCTTGGCAGTGTGCGTGGCAAGTACATTGAATGGATGGCAAGATACAAGAATCTTCCGGAAGATACTTACAAAGGTCAGTATGCAATTTGGCAGTATTCCTCCGACGGTCATGTAGATGGAGTTAACGGAAGAGTTGATGTCAACTATTGCTACATGGAATTTGGCGAAAGCGCCACACCAGTAACACCGTCAGCACCTTCTAAGCCAGCAGAGAAGAAAGACTTAGGACAGGTCGATATTACATATCAGGCTTTCACAGATAGATGGTGGCCACCAGTAGTGAACAAGATTGATTGGGCTGGAAAAGGTGATAATGTTCCAATCAAGTGGCTTGCAATCAAAGTTAGCAAGGGAAGTATCCGTTGTCGAGTATACACAAGAAAGAGTGGTTGGCTTCCGTATCTTACATTCGGCAACAGCTATGATCTGAACGACAAGAAGAATGGAATTCTCGGAGATGGTTCAGAGATTCTTGCAGTTGAGCTGTACTACATTACACCGGAAGGATATGAGTACCAGATGATTCACTATAGAGTTTCTGTCTGGAATAACAAGAACTTTTACGCAGATCAGGTCGATACACTGAAAGCAAGCGGCATGGACGGATTCGCCGGAGACAAATACAGATTCATTGACAAGTTCCAGGCTTGGATCGAGTAAGACTTTAAAGGCTACGTGCAAAAGCGTAGTCTTTTTTTATTGAAAAAATTTGAAAAAAGCGTTGACTATTGGAGTCCAATACGCTATAATAAAGACAGTTAAAGAAGACAAGCAAATTCAAGGAGGTATGGAAAATGACAATCGAAGAAATTAGAAATATTATTGAAGAAGCAGAATATGATTACATCGGAATTAGAGCAGACAGCAGAGATTATCAGATTGGTGAAGTAATGGATAATTCACATCAGCTTTTTCAGGATCCTCAGTACGCAGACTTTGCCTGCACAGAGTTGTTATATCCATACATCACAGACGGTGTTTACGCTGGATTCTATGACGCTGGAGAACTTGATGGAACATGTGCACTTGAAATATCTGAGAGCAACATCAAAGAAATGCTTGAAGCCATAAAATCTTACGGGGACAAAATATATTTAATCGGCGGTAATGCAATGGAATATGGAAATGACGTTGACGAAATCATTATCAAAGAAGCAGAAGTGATTGCAGTATTGTAATAAAGGAGAAAAAATGAAAAGGACAAAAAGAGCTTGTATAAAATGCGGAAAGCTTTTTTACGGAGGAACGGACAAAACATATTGCGATGAGTGTGCGAAAGTTATAAAAAGTAATGTTATGCGTACAAGAACGTGTAAATCGTGCGGAGCTGAATTTTTGGGAGGTCCACGTGCATCCTATTGCCCGAACTGTCGCAGAATAAGGCAAAGAGAAGCAAACGAAAGAGCAAGAAAAAGAGGAGGCGCAACTAGACCAATCGGAAGTATCGACAAGTGCAAATTGTGTGGAGCTGAATATGTTGTTAATTCCGGAAGGCAAAAATATTGTTCGGACGAGTGCCAAAGAGAAGCGGTACTTGCATGGCAACGAGAACACAAAAAAGGATATGGTCAGGCATCTGGACAAGACATAAAAAAAGCAGAACGAAGAAAAGAGAAAAAGAAAATCTGCGTATATTGCGGACGTGTTTTTTCTTCTAATACAGCAACAAACACATGTTCCGATTATTGCCGAAAGAAAAATACGAAAATAATTGAGTACAGAGCGGAAATAAAACGTGGAATTAACGCAAATATCGAAAAACTGATAGAAGAAAGAAATGAATATAGAACAAAAATAAAAAAGGACGAGGAGGTATGAATTATGAAGGCAAACACAGGAATCGAAAGATTAAACAAATTAAAAGAACTTGGATGGGAAGTAGTAGCAGATGATCGCAAAGATGGAATTGGAGAAGTGAGATTAGAAAGAACAGTATCAAGAAAGAGTCAGGATCCATTCGGAAATTCTACTGGTGAAGATTGGGAACAGCTTCAGCACTGTCAAATCTTCTTCTATGATGATGGAACACACGAAGAGACAAGAGGCTAATAGGAGTGAATGACACAATGAAAGAAATCGAAAGAAACATCATGTTCGCAAAAGCTGGTGGCAACGCAAGCAAGAATGCATACACTTGTAGAATCTCACTCCCGATGGATGCAATCAAAGCACTTGGAGTGACACCAGAAGATAGAGCAGTGACACTTGTCATTGAAGAAAATCAAATAGTTATTAAGAAAGCCCAAGAGAATTAACTCCGGGGCTCTTCTTACGCAGAAGAAACGTAGGATTTTTTGCGCGTACAGAGTGCAGATAATCGTTGAGTGAAGTGACAAAACAATTGAAAATACTGCTCTTTTCCGCGTTTGTCGTTTTGGTTACTTCCTATAATAATGTTGCCCCGGAGCAGATAACTCCGGGGAGAATATTGTATCATCTATTTCAGGTAATATTTCGATAGAAGAAAAAACGAGTTTCTTCATATTATATAATTTATTTCCAAAAGAATTGGGATAAAGAATAATCCCGTTTCTTTTGGAAATAACGAAAAACCCTTTATTTGCGCGGAATTCTGGGCTTTATGGTCAATTCAAAGTTAGGCTCATTCAGATGACCGCGCTTATTTTTTGTTAATTTCTTGTATTCTATAGATTCTATGAGTAATTTCAACAATCTGTTGCGTTCCGGAATAGATAAATCCCAATAACAGGAAAGCAGATCTTCACAAGCCGGCAGGAACTGTTCTATATTGGCTTCTCTTTGACGTTCCTTGTCAAGTTCGAGTTTCAGCTGGGCAACGTTTGATTGAGCTTCAGAAATTCGGCTTTGCAAACTGGCAGATCGCTCAAGGAAGACTTCTGTTGAGTAGACACCTTGTTCAAGCAGATCATACATGGTTCCCTTTTGCCGTAGAAGTTGATCGAGTGTCTGTTGAGCTGATTCCAAAAGAACTTCTTTTTCCGGAATGAGACTCTTACTTGGTGTCTGACCACTCAGACGATATCCTTCAACCCAGTCAGAAAGCGCATTATAAACTTCTCGCTCAACAAGATCCAAAGGACTGCCAATGGTAGGACAATCATATGTACTGCACAACATCAGATCATAAGGAACACGACTGGCAGTTCCGGAAGGCGGCCGACGAATCATTTTCTTTTTGCACTCACTACAGACAATGATTCCTGCAAGCGGATTTTTGATAATGTTAGAACCGGCAGGCTTCGGGGATCCGCAGCCAAGATAACTCTGAGCTTCTGCAAATACATCGTGATCGATCAAGCGCGGATGCCGACCGGAAACAATGGTATAGTCACTGGTTCTCGGACGTGTGGTTGTGAGAACGCCATTTTCAACCGTTCTGACCACTTTTCGTTCGCCAATCTTGACACATTGATCATACACAACATTAGAGAGGATTCCGCGGACTGTGCTCTCGCTCCAAAGTTTGGAATTACGCGGCTTTGTACCGTAACTATTCAAAGTACGAGTGATTGACCGGATACCAACACGTTCCGGACCGGTAAACATAGAAAAGATAAGTCTCACAACAGGAGCCTCGTTTTCATCAAAAGCAAGAGTCCATCCCTTCTCTTTTTCAAGTTTCGTTCTCCGGAAACCGTATGGTGCGGAGTTATATGGCCACTTTCCCTCAGAGATAGCAGCATAACGTCCATTCTGCATTCTGCGCTTGATCGTCTTATATTCACGCCGACTCATGAATAATCCAAACTCAAAATACTCTTCATCGAATTCATTGGCCGGATCATAGGTTTTGGAAGGAGTGATGATTAGTGTGTTGGAATACTGGAAAGCTCTCTGTACAACTCCCTGATCGATCGTATCACCACGAGCAAGACGCTCTACTTCCATAACAAGCACACCGTCCCAAAGGTTTTGTTCTACTTCGCGAAGCAACTGTTGCATAACAGGACGCGCAGCTATAGTTTCTCCGGACACAACTTCTCGATAAATATTGCTAATAATAAGGTTGTTTTTCTTAGCAAGAGAGAGAAGCGCACGTTCATGTCTGGCAAGAGTTTCCCCTTCACCATGCTGCTCGGCTTCAAGATCCTTTCTTGATTTCCTCAAATAAATACAATACGACATGATATCACCTCCGTATATATTATGTAAAAAAGTACAAAAATAACAGCCATACACAGAACGTAAGTTCTGATTGTGCGACTGCACCGAAGATGATACAATATTCTTTGGTAAGACAGTATCTCTTCGGAGTTACTAAAGCACATTGGCGTGTGCTTCCCCAGTTGACCGTTCCTGTTGGCGCAGGAGCGGTTTTTATTTAAGATATAAAGCCATCATCTTTCATCTGGAATATCTTTTTGTGTAGTGTTATCGTTGTCTTGAAACTTCTGGCCATCAAGAAGAACAAAGCTCCGAATATAATAAAGAAAGCACCGATTCCAACAGACGTTGAGAGTCCGGCAAGTCCGAAAGCCAGTAAGACAACTGACATGATCATGGCGATTACACGGCACAATGAGAATGTAGAAATTTTTGTGCGTTTTCCATTTGCTTTTATGATTGAATCTCTGTCCCGATCAAGTACACATCCAGCTTGAACAAGCGAAATGTATTTTTTCTTCTCACTTGATGTCAGCACTTTCTCAAGCTTAGATGGAATCCGTACCTCAGGGATTTCTGCGGCAGATCCACTGAAAGAACTGTTGGAAGATGAACGCGATCCATTTCCACCGATCCCACGATATACATCACCGACTCCCAAGGTTGTCTTGTTATAGACTTTATTGTATGCTGCCTTCTTCGGATCCTTTATCCATCCGACACCTTTCTGCCCGTATCCAGGAGACACGGATTTCTTAACAGCTCTTTTTACTTTTCCAGTTGTCCGAGCTTTAACACTCTTCTTTAAGTTCGGAGTTCTCATTCCTACTTTCATCATTATCACCTTTTCCTTCATGCAGGCATTGCAGCGTTTTGCAGATTGCCTGAATATCATCGTCTGACAGTTTGTCAAAATTGTTCAGCTGGCTCTGTATCGAGCTGATCAGTATATCTTTTGTAGCAGATTTTTCTTCATCAGTTGTCTTTTGAAAGAAAACTGCTGTGATCGTGCTAGTCAGAGAGCCAATCAGACCGATCCCAACAAGCATAAGTACAGTTGCTATGATTCTTCCGGGAATTGTTGATGGCGAAATATCTCCATATCCAACAGTTGTCGCTGTAACAAAACTCCACCAAAAGCCATCTGAAAAGCTCATTCCTTCCGCATAATGGATGGATATTCCACCGATTGCAATACAGATCAGCGTTGCTCCGACCATATACTTAAATCCATTCAAGTCAAAGAAGAACTTTATATGTTTGTAGAGCCTTGCAAATCGCGCAGATGCTTTTGCCAGTTTTAACAGTTTCAGCATCTTGAAAATTTTGAATACCCTGAACACCTTGAACAAAGAGTTAAACGGAATAATTGCAATTAGATCCAGTATGTTATTCCGGAAGAACTCTTTTTTATTTTTAGCAATCAGTAATCGTAACGCATAGTCTGCGATAAATATTGCATTGATCACAAAATCAATGTCGCGTTGAACTGCGGAACATCCAGTTGTCATGTCACAGATTGCAAAGTAGACAGCTACGATTGCAAGCCCACTGAAAAGGAGATCATACAGAACTGAAAGTCGTTCTTTATGTTTCATAAAATAAATTCTCCTGATTTTAATTGATATAATAAGTATCCCATCTCTGCACAAGAACAAATGTTCGATAAAACCATTGATTTCTAAATTCAAATGTCGTATGATGAAATCAAGGAATTTCGAAGAGTGTTCTTGCTGGGAACGGAGGGACTACATAATGAGCAATGTATCTAAACAACTTATCATAGGAATGGTGAAGAAAATTGACGATTCAGATGAAAAATTTCTTCGCCAGCTCTACACCATCTTAAAAAGACATTTAGAAAGAAGGAAGCATTAGCTTCCTTTTTTTATGTTCTCTCACAATTTGGCACTAAAATCACGGATTACTTCCTTTGATTTAGGAGACAATTCATGATATGTGTGCATGATTTCCTTAATCAACTTATATAAATCGTTATCACTGTCTTCAAGCAATTCAGATACATAAGCAGCTTCTTCATCTTCTTCAGGAAGTTCTAAGAACATATCACCAGCTCCAGATCGGAGCCATTCCTCATTAACATTGAATGTTTTGCATATAAGAGCTATTGCGGAATCACTTGGAATGCTACGTCCCATTTCATAAGTGGCTACAGTATTACGTTTAACCTTTATTGATTCTGCGAACTCTTGTTGTGTCAGCTTTAGAACTTTTCGAAGTTCTTTAATACGTTCGTTCATTTTGCACCTCCCTTCGCTATGAACATATTATAACACACAGTGCCTGAATGCACAATAGAAAATGTTGAAATAACCAACAAAACAATACTTGACAAAAGTTTTATGTCGACATATAATTGTTTTAGAATCAACACGAAAGAGGTGAACAACATGAGTGAAGAACAGAAAAGATTAATTGAAGAAACTGTAGAGAACCTAAAGCATTTAGACAAAGAAAGCCTCCTGGTAGTAAAGGGAAGTGTAGAAGTGCTCAAGGCAAGAGACGCAATGGAGAAAGATGGTTCAGAGAAGAAAGTGGGGTGAGAAGAGATGAAAAGAAAAATAGATTGGGCATCGTTTCCAGAACGACACCCGTGGCTTCCGACGATTATTTCAATTATCGCATTAATCGCTGCATACACCAAAGGATAATATCATCAATGCCGTGCCCGTAAGACTTCATAAGGGCTAAAACAGAAATGACGGTTGTAATAGTGTAAGGAATCCATTTTTTGCGTGATTCGTTTTTTAAATAGCGAAGATAACCTTTTCCATCTTCAGTAATAGCATAGGAAAATTCACTAGTCATCGTATCAACATCTATTGTTGACACGGAACGAGTGACAAATGCAGAAGAGACTAATTGATCTAGACAGTCTTCGGGAAGAGTGTTTGATTCAGGCGGAGCAATCGAAGTGACTTTCGAAAAATGCTTCAGCAATTTAAAAGATTCTTTACTTAGAAAATTAGTACTTGCCATGAAAAACTCCTTTCTTTTGTACTCGACCCTAGCGAGAGCCTGTAAGGAAAGTATAGGAGAAGAAATAGAAAATAGCAACAAGTACAAACCGTAACACATAAACTTTTCTAGGAGGTGATGCAGGTGATCGTAGAGATCAAAAAGACAGAAAGCGGATGCACATATAAATTCGATGATTCAGCTTATCTGGGGAAAAGCGAAAAGGAGCATGAAAAAGTGATCAATGATGTATCAACTATCATAAACGAGCATCTGAGATCAAGAAAGGATAAAACCGCTTAGGCGGTGGAAAGGGACAAGCATGGAGGATTGTTGTTACTGTCAACACAGAAACAGCTGTATGGAACGCAGCCGCTGTTATCCGTGCACATCATACAAAAAAGGAAGAAGGGAGAAAGACCACACATGGAGTATCAGATGGACGAAAACACAGGAACTGGGCTGTTGCTCTGGAACATGGGAAGAAGCGAACGAGTACGCCAGGAAGAAGAACAAAGGAGAATACATCATATTAGAATGAGCCTTTGGAGGACAAGGTTTATCACGGGCATTGGAATGCTTGTTGGACTCTTCTATGCTTCCGGAGCAGCAATTACATATTCTATATCGGTCAAAGCACCGGAGTCAACGCTGGAGCGCGTCCTGATCGGACTGGCTGTATCAACAAGCTTCTATGCGCTGAATTCGATCGCAAGGACACTGGAAAAACAGAAAAAAAAATAACACTTCCGGAGGTAACGGAAGTGTTGAATGCAAGACTTTTGTCTCGCAGATATTAAAGACATTATTATCTTAACATCTATGGGGCAGGAAGTCAAGAAAAACGGGGATTCTGCCCCATTTTAATACTAGATTAAGATATTAAAGATAGAGGTATACGATGGCAACGAAGAGAGTAACACACACCTTCCGGAAAGGAGACATCCTGGAGGTGAAGGAATACCATGATGGCAGGTATGGAGCAAGGGGACTGCCAAGAGAAAAGAAGAGAAAGCCGACACCGGAGCAGATGGCAGTAGTGAACGCCATGAATAAGGCGGAGACAGCCAGACACAGATTGTTGGAGTACTTTGGAAAGGGGGACTATTTCCTGACATTGACGTACAGAGTCGAGGCAAGACCTCCGGACAT